GGTCAAAATCAAGGCTTGCGGATAGCGTCCCCTTGGCGTTCACATCCTTGCCGTCCTCCCGACCCGTGAGCAGGTTCTTTTGTGCAAGTTTGATGATATTCTTCAGCCAATCAATCAGCACTTGTTGCCGTGGGTCCACGCCTCCACCTTTCGGGCCTACGGTTATACCAATGGCTTGAAGGTCGGCGATGTTGACTTCCTTCAAATTACCGCTTCCGAACTTGGCAAGTACTTTGGTTTCCATGGTGGTAAATGTCCAGCCTCGCAAATTGTGTCCTACCGCCTCCGCATCCGCTCTGCTTCCATCCGTTCCGCTTCCAAGATGTCGTGGATGAGCAGCGCATAGTTCAGGAACTCCACCGCCTTCATCGCAAATATCGCCTCAAATTTCAGCACATCCTTGTTCGCCATCCGCCATACCACCATCAGCCAACCGTAGCCAGCGAGGGGGTTGGTTACTGGCCCTGCATCCCTTTCGTCAGGTGCTTGGAATAATCGCTCAAAACTTTCAAGTAACTTTCTGAACTTAGCAAAAAAAAACTGACCACCCCCCAAACATCGCCAATCTTGGCGTGGGCTTTGAACAGTTCGGCCCGCTCTTGGTGGGATGCCCCGTCGTACTTCTTCGGGAAGTAACCGAGGAACCCGCCCTCCCTGCAAAGGGTCGCCATGATGCGGTGCAGGTTTTGGACGAGTTTCTTTTCGTCCGTGGTGTCGGTGTCCATGAGGTCTATCAGTTGGCCCGCCGTGAGTTCGTCCGTGAACACGGTCGGAATCCACCACTTGCCCCCCGCCTTGAACCTGCGACGATAAGCCAAGGTGGGCAGTTCGTTCCACTCTGCGATAATCGTCTTGTAACGCTTTGTCAGCCCCTTGGCGGGCATTTCCCTTACGAGCGATACATCCACCCCCTCCACTATCGCTACGACCCCAGCACGCTTGTCGTAGTCGGTCAGCACAGGGCTGAACTCCAGCGCAGCGATGCGTTGGAACTGGTCGATGGTCAGGTCTTGGAGTTTCATAGGTGGACAAATAGCATGATGTCGTCGTGGCGGCCTGTTTCCCTGCTTACATCCCATCGCTCCGTGGTCGCCCCTGGAGGAATGCAACTCTCCAAGGTTTCAAACCAAGCGGGCGTTTGGATGTCTTCAATGACCATCGTCCCGCCCTTCCTCATGATGGGTCCGTAGAGTTTCAAGAAATAGCACATGGATTCCAACGAATGCGGGCCGTCGTCAATCGCAAAGTCAAGGCCGTCGGGCATCAACTCGTAAGCCTTCGCCGCACTCCCGACTTTGTACGCATCCGCAAACAAAAAGGACGCACGCTCGTTGTCAATGAACTGCAAGGCTCTTTGTTGGATGTTGTTCACGATGTCCATGAACAGGAACTTGGCCTTTGGGAGATACTTGCACCACAAAGCGGCACTCCCTCCGTGGAATACCCCTATCTCCAAGAAGTTGATGGGTCGGTCCCGATACTTGGCCAGCAAGGTTGCATAAGCCGCCGTGTACTTGTGGTCCGTGCCTTTGTCCGTTCCTCCGTTGCCATCCACTCCATGCAAACCCATCTCGGTCAACATTGCAACGATTTCAGGGTCTTCGTGTTTCATGGCTTTGGCGGTTGGTGTCCGTAGGGGGTGTAATGGCGAAAGGCAACCACTTCGCCTTGAAAGGTCAGCAGTCCGTCCTCATTGAATGCGGACCCCTGCGGCATCGGGTGGTGGTTGTGTAGATGGAAGGTGTACGGCTGACGGATTAATCGGAAGTTTGCTGTCCTAAATATGACCCATGATATCAGCCATTGACCTTTGGCGTAGTGGTGGAAGGTTCCGTTGATTTCGGGCCAATACTTCAAGTACTGTTGGTATAGTTGGTGATAGGTCGCAACGGTGCAGGCAATGACCCCGCCGTTGGAGCAAGGGATAGCGTTAACGCCGTCTATTTGTCGCCAATCCTTGATGGGTTGAATCCTTGCGCCTTCGTCAAGCAGGGTGTCGTTTGGTCCAGCGTTATATCCCATAAACACATCCATATATTGCAGTTTACGGAGCGTTTGGGTTTCGGTATCGGTTAGCGGCCGTTGCAGGAACATATCGCCGTCCGTAAAGACGAGGATGTCATCGGGTTGAAAGTCGTGGTCGGGGCTTGTCAAAAAGTCGCCGTGCTGAACGCAGGGCCACGACGGGACCAACGCTTTGCAGTCGCTTGGGTTGACCTTGGCTACCTTGAATTTTGAGCGAGGCTCTTGGTGGTCCCCGCCTACGAAAAATATCCAGTTCTCGTCAAAGTTGGAGTTTGCCTCCACCGTGTCAAGGTATGGTTGAATCTTGCGCAGGTAGCCTGCGTCCGTTCCTGTTGCGAGGATTATTTTGGCCATGGCTAAAATGTGATGACGAACTTATCAGGTGCAGGCCATCCCTTGCAGGAGTTATAGACGGTCATTCCTTCACGCTTCCCGATCCAATGCTCGGCCTGCCAGCGGTGTTCCCGAACGGGTTCTCCGAGTTCACGGATGTGGGACGACTTGGCCCACCAAAAGGTCCCCGCAAAGTACGGGTAACCGTCGGGGTTGTTGTGGTCTGCGATTTGGGGGAACTCCTCTTTGGTTAGCCAATAGGCTCCCACGCAGTCCACATTGGCGAGTTCTGCGATGGCACGCTCCCATGCGACGATGTTAAAAAACACCATGGACCTGCACCAAAGTTGGTTGATGAGGGATGGGTCGGAACTGCCCTTGGTATGCCCGTAAAGGTAGGCCGCATCTTCGGTTTGGCTCGCTCGGTACATCTCGGTCAGCGTCGCTTGCTCCCATGCGTTGGTTCGGGTGACCACGACCTTGATTTTGGAAGCGACGAGTGAGTTGTCCAAGATTTCCTTGACCACCTTCCGCTGGTCGGGAGGGCCGACGATGCCGACCCGAATCTCGTCCAACTGTTCAATCAGCCCGTAGTTGCACAGGGCCATCATGTGCTGGTGCATGATGAGTTGCCATTGGCCGCCTCCGCCGCAATAGATGTGGTAGTAGTGTACGAGTTTCATAGTAAGGAAGCGATTGCAAAAATCAAGACCAATAAGAGAAAGAATCTGCCAAAAATCAAAAGCAAATCAATGATGGATTCGAGGTTCATGCCCCAAAGTTACACCACCAAGTACTTCCCCGAGTTGCTGACGGCGAGTTTGTTAAGGGCCACATAGCGCAGGGCATCGCAGGCGTGGTTGTAGGAGTCAATCGGGACCCCCGTATCCTTGCCGTCTTTGTCGGTGGCCCAAGTGTAACTGCGGAGTTCCTTAATCAGGTTTGTGCTATCCTTGGTCACATGAAGGTTGAACCGCTTCACGATGTCAATCCCCTGCCTGACGCTATCGGGTCCCTTGGATGCGGGCTTGATATTGAATCCGAGGCGGTAGATTTCCTCAATGCTCTTGGGTTCTGCTGAATCGGCCACAATCTCCCACGCCCTAGTAATCCCGAACTCCTTCAGTCGGGTGGCGATGTCGCTATTGGTCAAGCCCCGATGGTAGAGCAGTTCGTGGATGAACAAGTCATCCCCCCTGCGGTACACGGCAACCAAGGCCGTAGGGTCGTTGCTGAACCCCCAGTCAAGCCCGTAGGCGATGAATTTCATCGTGCTTGGGTCTATACCCTCAACAACCGTGTAGTCCCCGTAGATAGCCCCTTGGAGCGTCCCGACTTGGCCCAAGCCGTACACCTTCCACCAGTTCGCCCAATATGCGGAGGTTTCCGCTTTGGCCTTGGCCTTCTCAATCTCCCGAACGATGGAAGCATCAAGGGCCTCGTTGTCCTTGTAGGTTACCAGCAGGAACTCGGAATCCTTATCGTGCATGATTTCGGTATGCGCCCAAAACTCCTGCACGGGGTTGTAGTCAATGTAGATGGCCTGCCGTGTACGGATGGCGAGTTGGTGATATGCTTCCCATCCGATATTGTTGGCCTCGTTCACGAACAGGACATCACGCCTTGCCCCCCGCATCTTGTCACTTTGGTCTGCGCTGAAAAACTCAATATAAGACCCGTGGGGGAACTCATATCGGAGCAGGGTGCGGTTGTATAGTTCCTCTTGGTAAAGTCCCGTAGAACGCAGCATTTTGAGGAAATCCTTCAAAGCACCACGGCGCAGGTGTGGGATAGATTCGGACACAACCGAAATCTCAAACGGGCCTTGCTTCTCATCCGCTGCAAAGGAATAAAGCAGGGACAAGATGGCAAATGTTTTCCCCGCCGATGAGCCGCCTTGTACTATTCGGACCCGCTTGCGGAATCCATTAATCTTGACTGCGGTCGTTGTCGGTGTCAACTTGCAACTTTACGCCCTGCCAAATCGGCTGCGGGGTTATTGATGCGGCCACCTCCTGCTTGGGCTGACCATAGACCCGTGAGAGCAGGGTTTCCAGCGAGTAGAGGGTCCCCTTCTCCAGCGACTTCTTCATGGCTCCTGCCACGGTTTTTTCAAGAATGGTGGCCTTGGGTTCCTTGTAAACCTCTGCCAGTTCCTCCAGCGTCATTGACATCATGGCTTGCAGGGTGTCGTTGATTTCCGAGCGGGTATAGCCTTGCGATGCCAGCAGGGTGACAAACTTGCGGGGGCGACCGTTGGGGTTGCCGCTGGTTCCCTTTTGGAATTGGGTATGTTCAGGAGGCGTTGGCATTTTCCCTGTTACTCCCCTGTTTTATATGGCTCCCCGTTCCGCTTGACTTCAAGGCTTGGGTCAAGTTTCAGCATACGGTCAACGATGACTTGGCAGTACTTCGGCTCCATTTCCATTCCGTAGCACTTGCGTTTAAGTTGCTGGGCGGCTACCATTGTTGAGCCACTTCCAAGGAATAAATCTAGGACAAGTTCATCTGCAAAACTTGAATTTTGAACGGCCTTTTGGATTAACTCTTGAGGCTTCAATGCGGCGTGCATTCCTTGTTTGTTTTCTCTTTTTACCGTCCAAACATTCGTGTCCTTTATTTGGTATTTTGATTCAACACCACTGGTTCCTGTAATGCTTATACCGTTATTCCCACACAAGCCGAACATTATCAGTTCGTGTTGGCTTCTATACGCTTGGCCCAACGCCCCACTTCCTTTATCCCAAACAATCATATTTTTTACAGTAAGACCAGCCTTCTGGTAAGTTTCCAAAACCGCAGCCCAACTTTTCCAATCCAAACAAGAATAGAAGTGGGCGAATTTCTTTGTCGCTTTCATTATTGATGTCCCTATCAATAAGAAAAACGGCCTTATCATTTTGTCATCTGCAACTGCAGCGCCCGTGCTATTGCCGAACAAAGCATAAGGTGGGTCAGTAAAGACCATGTCCGCTTTCTCCCCATTCATCAACCTTGCAATTGCATCGCTATCCGTTGAATCCCCGCAAAGCAAACGATGCGGCCCAATCTCAAACAAGTCACCCAGCACGATGTCGGTCGTGATTTGGTCGGGCATCTCGTAGTCGTCTTCCTCTGCTTCCAATTCCTTCGGGTCATCAAAGGCGGGAATGTCAAGCCCCCAATCGTCTAACTGCTCGGCATCCCATTCGTTGGCCAGCATCTCCCAATCCCACTCCCCGAATCCCACATTGTCTTTAATGATGAACTGCCGCTGCTTGTCCTCGTCCCAATCTACAATCTCAACGGGGGCTTCCTTCCATCCTGCCTCCTTCATAGCCTTGAGCCGCATATTGCCCCCAAGGACAACCATGTCTTGATTTACGACCACGGGCCGAACCTTGGCCATTTCGGGAAGGTCTTTGAGGGATTGCACCAACTTGAAGAACTTGTCGTCCTTGATGGTTCGGGGGTTGTTCGGGTTGGCTTTTATTTTGCCGATGGGCAAGGTTTGCATCAGTATTCTATTTTATCAATCAATTCGTCAATCTTGTCCACGATTTTCATCTTGACCGCAAAGGCGTTGGGCGAGTTGGAATCGTCCACCGCTCCAATGCAGTCGCAGAGGGTCGTGATGACCATCATCAGCGAATCCATGCGGGCTTGGACTTGGGCCTCATCGTTGGGGGCTTTAGTCGAGTTCGCCAAGTTCCCGTAGTTTATTTCGTGACCACCCAAGGGCCGCTTTGCCACCCCAAAGGAGATAACTGATGTAGCCGCAGTCGCTGGTGCTGTCAGCGTTGTCGTAGTAGGTTTCTGCCCGTGATAGGTAGGAGTGCATCCGTTTAATCGTTTCAAGGGAAATCCCCTCACCG